CGGCATTGCAGAGTTAGTGGGCAATTCGATATTGGCAACCCGCACCTCCTGTTGAGGTTGCACGGGCTGAGATGGTCCGCTGTCCTGGCCAGTGAGTAGCCATTGCTCGGAAACTTCAAGGGCAGGAGCTAACGCCGAGAGAGTTTTCCCAGTGGGAAGTTGGTCTCTGTTTGCGAGCAGCTTTCGCAGGGTATCTTTCGAAAGGCCCGCTTTCATGGATGCAGCCTGCGGGCTCAAATCCATGATTCTCAAGCGTTCTTTTATGCGGTCGTGAATTGTTTCCGTCATGTGCGGAATTCTATCCGTGCTAATGGCGACTTGTAAGAGGAAAGATTTCTGTTGACCCGGCGGAAATGTTTCCGCATTTTCCGTTCCCATGACGCTTCGAGAACAACTCATCCTGGTCTCCGACGAGTTCGGTCGCGCCCGCGGCATCGGCAGGCAGCGCGTTTCGACGATCGTACTTAATCGTGGCTCAACGCTTGATTTACTGGCGCAGGGCCGCAGCGATCTGAACACGGGCACGTTTGAGCGCGCGATGATCTGGTTCTCCGAAAACTGGCCAGAAGGGGCTGAATGGCCCGCTGGCGTGCCGCGCCCTGTCCTTCAGGCGGAGGCGGCCGAATGATGTTCCCCCAGCAAGGCACCGGTCTCCTCCTCCAACTGGCGACCTTGCCACCTGGCAGGGACGCGCCCAGCCTCGGCGCGTCCCTGCCTTTGTTTTTTCGGCCATCGGAAGGGTTCAACATGACGGTACCGTTTGACACGTCCTATTTGCTGCTGGCGGCGATCGTGCTCCTTGCAGCCCTTGAGGGTTTGTTGGTCCATCTCTGCTTCGCAACGCATAGGGTTTTGCGATTGCTGGCCGAGATCAGGTCGACCTCCAGTCGCAGCTTCGACATCCTCGCTTCGGTGTCCGTCGTTCCTGATTGCGCCGACACCAACCTCATCCACTTCGATGGACGGACATATAAGGTCGTGGCGCCGGAGGATGGTCTTTCCCCGGTCCGTGTCGATGTCCAGAATGTCCAGGAGACCGCCGATGAGGTCCCCTTGTCGAGGATCGCGACGCTCCCACCATCCGGCGAGAGGTGAGGGAAGCCGATGCGCGTGCCGAGCAGACCTTTGATCCGAACGGACCGGCCATACAGCGGCTCGTCCCAGCGGTTCTTGATCGATATTTCGGTTTCGTACCAGCCCTGTGAGTCGGGGCCGTGGAAGAACGACCATTCGCCGTACGGTCCTTCTGCCTTTCGGCGGTCGGCACGATCGTTGCGCGTCCAGACGAACGCGATAATGCCTGGAATGGCAACCAGCACGGCCCATCCAAAATTCAGCCAGTCGACCAATTCGTTCACGCCCGCCTCCATGCCCGCCTTCGGGCAATGGAGCACAAATCCCATAATCGCGGAAGGGTTGAAGATTTGATGCGTCTCTCAAGAGCATGGGTTCCTCCCTGATCTGATGTGGCTGAACCTACGCCGCCGACGCGCGGCCTTCACGGAATCCTTTCGGTTGATTTTTTCCTTGACCAAAACTCAGGGGTGTTTTCGTGCGTGCAATTTCTGACGAACATGCATCCATCATCAAGACCGCCACGGCGGCGGCTTACGAGGCGCTCGGCGGGGTGAGTCGGGCAGCGGAAGCGCTCGGCGTCGCATCTTCGACGCTGACCAAATATGCGTCGGCGGGCGAGGAATGGCGCGACAGCTTCATCCGCCTCGATCTTGCCGCCGAACTCGACCGGCGTTGCGATCACCCGTTCCTGCTCACTGCCATGTCGCGGATTGTGAAGGACGAGCGCGTTTCGAGCTTCGGAGCGGTCACCGCCAGCGCGGTCCTGCGCCTCGACGGCGTGCTCGACGATGTCGTTCGCACCGTCGCTCAAGCAATTGAGGATGGCCGCATCGACGCGGCGGAACGCCAGGCCATCCGCAACCGCATCGTGGCGGCAAAGCAGGACCTTGCTCGCCTTGAAGCGATGATGATCGACGGGGCCGCCTGATGGATGGCGAGCCCGAAAACCCTACAAAGACCGTGACGGCAATCTGCGCACTGCTGCCCGACGACCCGGAAATGGCCGTGAGCGTCGTGACTGTCGCCTGTGCCGCCGCCGCGATAACGGCCGGACTGGACGATGAGGCGACCGTCGACGGACTGCGTGCGGCACTCGTATCCATGCGCGGAAACGATTTCGTCGATACCGCCCGCAAGGGGGTGCACTGATGCAGGGTGCCGCTCTCTCCTCCACGTGCTGGACGGCCGGCGGACCGGTCGGCCCGCGCTGCCTCGCTTTCCTGCGGCGGGTGCGCGCCGGCGGCGGCGCCTACAAACTCGTCCGCAATGCCGATAGCGAGGCACTCGACAAGGCGCTTGCCTCCGGTTTCGTCGCGTGGGCAGGCCGCAGCCGCGACGACGTGCGGCTGACGGCGAGAGGCGCGGAATGTCTCGACCGGCTGGCGAGGGTGGAATGACGAGGCTTTCCCGCCAGATCCTCGTCGAGCGCGTTCTGACGCGCTGGCTTCAGGAAAACCGCGACACGCACTCGGTCTCCGCCGAACTCGGCATCGACGAAGACGAGGTCTGCAAGATCATCGAACAATCGGAAGGAAGAAGGCCGTGAGCGATCAGCTTCCGAAGCTTGGGCCGAAGGCGCGCGAGATCGTCGACGCTGTGTTGCGGGAAGGCATCTATCGCGCATCGAAAGAGTCCGAAATCGCCGTTTGCCGCAATCTGAACAGCCGTCAGCTCCTCTCTCGCGACAGGAAGGATGGCGCGGTTTGGTATCCGACGGCGAAGCTTTGCGAGCTGGCCGGCGTGACGCCGCCGGAAATCGGGCAGGGGGGCGAGGGCGGACCCGGCGCGCCGGTTTCTCGGGTTCAACCCGAGGAGGGCGCCGATCGCCTCCCTGCGCCGGCCGAGATCGAGCCTTCGCCGACGGCTGACCTGCCTCCGCTGACGCGCCTGCCGCATCATCCCCTCGCTGCCCTTTTCCCCATGTTGCCCGACGACGAGCTGCGCCGCCTCGCGGACGATATCGAGGCGAACGGGCAGCAAGAGCCGGTTTGGATCCTCGACGGCAAGATCCTCGACGGGCGGAACCGCGAGGCGGCTTGCCATCTGGCCGGCATCGACGCATGGACGAAGGAATACGGGGGCAAGGACCCGCTCGGCTTCGTGCTCTCGCTCAACCTGCATCGCCGGCACCTGACGGAAAGTCAGCGCGCCATGGTAGCGGCGCGGATCGTCGACTGGGAACGCGGCATCAATCAGAACACGGCCGGGGATGCAAATTTGCACGCCCGCGAGGCGGGGCGCCGGCTCTCGATTTCCGAACGCGCGGTCAAGGCCGCAAAGCGGGTGCGCGACCATGGCGTCGAGGCGCTCTCCGATGCCATCCGCGACGGGCGAATCTCCGTCCATGCCGGGGAGGCGCTAAGCCACCTGGAGCGGGCGGCGCAGGAAGAGGCGCTGCGGCTGGAGGAAAAGGAGATCGTCCAGCGCGCCAAGGAAATTCGCCAGAAGCGGCAGGAGATACGTCATGCCGTACGGCTGACGCATATGGCGCATGTGGCCGAGGCCGGCTCGTCCACGGCGGGCAAGGTTGGGCAGAAGTTCCCGGTCATCTATGCCGATCCGCCGTGGCAGTTCGGCGTGCGCTCGGAAGTGACGGGGCGAGAGAAGAGCGCCGAGAACCACTATCCGACCATGCCGACGGATGCGATCTGCGCGCTCTTCAACGAGATCGGGGCGCCAGCCAAGGCGGATGCGGTCCTCTTCCTCTGGGCGACCAACCCGATGCTGCCCGACGCTTTCCGCGTCATGGCGGCGTGGGGATTCACCTATGTGCACCACTGGATCTGGGACAAGGAAATTGCCGGAACCGGCTATTGGGGCCGCGACCGGCACGAGCTGCTGCTGATCGGCAGGCGCGGCGACCCGGTTTCGCCGCTTCCCGGATCGCAGCCGGAGACGGTCTATCGCGAGCGGAAGGGCAGGCATAGCGCCAAGCCCGATTACTTCGCCGAGCAGATCGAGCGGCTCTATCCCGCGATGCCGCGGCTCGAAATGTTCTGCCGCAGCCCGCGCCCGGGCTGGACGGCATGGGGGTTTGAGGCGGCGACAGGGGAGGCGGCTGAGTGACCTCCATGCTTCCCATCATCGAGGAACTCGCCGATGCGCCGGACCATCAGGCGCGGGCGCGATGGCTGCTTGAAGTGCCGCTCGCGGTGATCATTCGCGACCAGGTGACTATCCACCGGCTGCTCTCTGCGGCCGGTTTTCACGAGGGGCTTGCCTACTTCGCAGCCGAGATCTCGGCGCTTTCGGCGACGCGCGGCCGTGACGGGCTTGCGCCAAACACAATCCGCATGACGCGGGAATACGCCCGCATCGGAATTCAGATCATTGCGCGCGAGGGCGCGGAAGGAGGGAAGCATGCTGCAGCTGGCTGATCGGAGACGGTCACGCTCGGCCCCCATGAGCGGCAAGATGGATGAGCTGCAGGCGCTGGCCGCCGTAATCCTCTGGAAATCAGGCCATTTCGACACGTTCGACCTCTCCGCCGTTCTTGGCGTTGGCGAGGACGCTGTCTGCCGAACGCTGCAGACGGCGCGGCACGTGGCGAACGGAGGAGCATGATGTTTCGCACTGACCCGTTCAGCGAGACGAGCACCGATGCGCTGATGGCCTCGGCCTACATCGGCCACCTGGCCGTACGGCAGGAGGCCGCGTAAATGAGCATCGCCATCATGTCACAATTATTCAAAGCGCATCTGGGTTCAACGAACCGGAAGATGCTGGCCGTGCGCCTGGCGGACTTCGCCGACGACGACGGCAAGGGCATTTGGCCGACCGTCGGGCGGCTTGCGCGCGAGACCGAGCTTTCCGAACGTACCGTGCAGCGCATCCTTTCCGAGTTTGTCGACGAAGGTCTCCTGATCGTCCGCAAGAAAGGCGGATGGAAGCCCGGCGAGGGTACCCGTTACGATTTCAATATGAGCGCTCTCGGTCGCCTGCAGGCTGCAAAAGTGGCTATCGAGGGGTGTCACGGTGTCACCCATGACACGGTGACACCCGTGACAGCGGCGACAGGGACGGGTGACACCGACGACGCCGAGGGGTGTCACGGTGACACCCAAACCGTAATAGAACCACCAATAGAACCATCAGATTTGAGAGAG